ACGCGTGTATTGGGTGAAGGCGGTCAAGTAACTTCGACTGCTGAACAGATTGATTTAGATGAAACCATCGCTAATGATCCAGTACCTGCTGTAACGGCACCTGCTGGCACTAACGATGATACGATGAGTTACTTCGCTAAGTTAGCTGCAGAAGCATAAGATTTAATATCTTTTAGAGAAGCCCCTTAATTGGGGCTTTTTTAGTATCCAGGACCCATTGGTTTAGGATAGATAAATGGATCATTGAATGCCTTTTCTGAATTCATATAACCTGCAGCATAATCAACACCATAGTTATTAATAACAGCTGAGTTACCTGAGTTGCTTGTATTACCACTATTAATTACTGCAGCCGATTTACCTTTACCTTCACCATCTATACTTGGTTGCACTGCAGCATTCTTCTGTTTAGTTACAGCTTCTAATGTATTAACCTGATTTACTCCGGCATTAATCGCATCCCAATTAGGCTTGTGTAGCTGAATTGCACTCTTTGGTTTTATTTTTGCTCTAATATTCTTATATAACTTATCTAAGTCACCCTTAGTTAAGCCTTTTGCAATTGGGCCGCCATCGCCTTGATCGCCCTTAGACTCATCAATCATTCCTTGACTTGAAGCATATGCATATAAATCAAAGGCTAATAAAGCCCAACCTACACCAGGTATAAATCTAAGAAGAAGTTTACCTCCGACTTTTGCAGCGGTGATTAATGCTGCTTTATTTACAGCTGCATCTTTAATCTTCTTAGCAGCTAGCTTTTCTGCAACCTTCTTTGCCAACAACTTATCTGCAATAGCTTTTGCTGCTACTCGCTTGGCCTTTTCAATTGCAGCAACCGCCGCGGCCTTTTTAGCTTTTTCCGCAGCCTTCTTAGCTAGAACTTCAGCCGCTTTTGCAGCTGCCGCTTTCGCTGCAATCTCCTTAGCCTTCTTAATAGCTAGTTGCTTAGCTGCCTTCTTAGCCGCCTTTTCTGCAGCAATTTTTTCAGCTGATTTGTGAGCACCCGTACTAAGTTTATTGCCAAATTTATCATAGCCCCATTTCAAAACCCCGACACTAGCCCCAGTACCAACGACGGCACCGGCAACTTCACCAATACCCCATCCATCGTTGGCGTCACCAGAATTCTTATTTCTAGTAATAGCTTTCCTTCGTGCTAGTATCGCAGCCGCCCTAAGTTGTGCCGCTTTAGCTGCTTTACCTTTAGACTCTCTTCGTCTTTCTTCAGCAGCCTTCATATCATCTTTGGCTAATTTTTCCATGGTCATAGTCATATGAACCATCTTATCTGAATTAGCCAACAATAATTCTAATGTAGTTGCTATATTTTTAGACTTACCACCTGGCGTACGTAATGAATGTTGAATGTTGAGTAAGGTGTGAACCATCTTATCACTATTAACTTTAGTCAACTGTTGGGCCTTCAGAGTATCGTCGAGGTAAGGTCCGTCGAACATCATATCACCACCAGAACCACCACCACCACTACCTGGAGCATTATCACCCCTATCCAATATAGCTATAGTGGTCTTAAGGGCCTTCATATGGGCTTCGGCCATTTCTTCAGGCTTCATGTCCGCTAAGTCTTCTCTGGTTAGTTTGCCTTCTTCCATGAGATTGGATATCATATCCTCATAGCGTGGATTACTTTTATCCTTATACAGCCGCTTAAGATTACCCCTATCCATATGGGTTTTTTCGTCATGAGATACCTTATCCCAATACGCTTTAAGCTCAGCCTTAGTAAGCACCTCACCAGTCTTTTTATTTTTATAGTTCTTATCTTTAAGGCCGGCAATATTTGAAATGCCGAATGCTTGGAGCAAATCCATCTGCTTCATACCAATCGAACGTTGTTTCTTAATAGCTTCGGTATGTTCTAATGATGATAATTTTAATCGATGGGCTGTTTGTTTTACAGAATCACCCGCCATGAATGAATGTAATAGAGTAATACGTTTTGATACTTCACGTAAGCCTGCTTCGTTACGTGAAGTAGACTCAACTAAGAATTGACCACTTTGTGCATAGTGACTTCTTAATCCATCTTTCTCTTTAGCTCTGGATACGAAGTCAGCTGTTAATTGTATAGCTTCAATGTTTCGTAGGGTAGCTACGTTCTTATTTAAGTCTGTTAATACTTTTTTTAGAGCATCAAACTTCTTATCTAAACTAGAAAGACTTGACTTGCTCGATTCAAGGGTCCTGGTGAGTCTAGTTTCTTGTTCTTTATTCTTTAGGTTAGCACCCTTTTCGCCTGCACCAATTAGTTTTTTAACTGCCATTTTCTATATCCTCGTTGATCTGTTTTATTAGTAAACTGGTATAGATCTCACGTTCCCAGGGAATCATGTTATCCAATTCAGTTAAACTATATTTGTGCTCCTCCATCAACGAAAAGTTCATCCTATAATAGGACTCTAATGATTCATGTGAAAGAGCTAAATAAAAAAATCTATTAATCCTGTATAATTAAATTCGTGTTTATGTCCACACTTCCTACATGTAAACTTCCCATCATATGATACATACGGTGCATCTAATAGGTATTCTATAACCTTAGAGAATTGATTAGTACTCAACCCCTCAATAAACTCTTGTCTTTCTTCTATTGACACAAGCGATGCATCAAAAGTATCTTCACCATAGTATATTGTTGTTAGTGCTGCAGCTGCATTTATTATTAATATTTCAGTATTCGATGTATCTTTCTCATACTTTATCTTACTGGATAACGTAGGATACTTAATTTCTAATGTTAAGTTATCAGCTAACCTAACATTGCCATCCTTCTTATTATTATTTGCAACAATAGCTTTTTCTATATAGATAGACACTTCTGTTGTTGATTTACACTCTTCAACCTCACAGACTCTTAATATATCTATCTTCTCACCCACGGACTTACTTCTTAATTGTAAAAATAAGAACTCTAAGTCATATGATGTTAACTCCCTAATGGGTTTATCATAACTAACACACTCATTGACAATATCAATAATTGCATCTTCAATCTGATCTCCATCTTCTGATTCTAATGCTATCATTAAAATCTTTTCTTCTTTGACCAAATATGGTCTAAAATCCACCATCTCATTCGTTGAGGGTATCGTTACTCTATAACTTGGTACCGCTAACGTTGGTAATGTATTCATAATATATCTCCATTATAATTGTTGTTAATTTTAAAATCCTAATTGACCCACTGTTCCTCTGAATATGTCTCCGGCTTGACCTAATAAATCTTTGAAGCCATCTGACAAGTCTTGTTGCACCCAATCATCAAATGATACTGTAACTGTACATTGTAATAAACTATTCTCAGTCGAGTTAGATAGTTCAATAGCATTTACAGCAATTGGGAAAGCGTTCTTTAATTTAACACTATATGCCGGGATCATATCATTGGTTGGGCTTAGTTGTTGAATAGTTATATCTGTACAATAATCGTTCTTATAAGCTAACTTTAATGATTCCTGGTCAATAACCATCCCTTGCCATTGATCGAAATACTTCCTGGCATAGTAATCATTAGTTAGTATGAATGTAAATGTTACTTCATCAACTAAATATGAATAAGGTTTTTTAATTGCTTTATGGGTAGTAAACTTCTCCATTGTAGCAATTCGCTTTCCCGGAATCTGTACACTTTCACATAACAGAAACATATCTCGTGGATCGTTAATGAATGCCATCGGGTCAACTGAACCCCCAGATAATAATGATCCAGCTACATTCGATATCAAACCACTTATATCCATATTAAATAATCCAGGACCCATTGGGCCTTTCATCTTAGGGTGGGTGATGTAAATAGCGAATCTATTGGCTCGTGCTATACCTCCACGTTTTCCAATGGTTGATTTTAAAGTATCTATTCCTACGGGTAAACTCATTTCCAACTGCTCCTGCTATCTTTCCAAACTTTAGTTTTCTTGGCCTTGGCGAAATTCTCTGTAGGTAGGAATATTGCTATATCCCATTCACTCGCTTCCACTTTCATTATCTTCGAATCTATATGTGCTGTGAGGTAATGCTTAAAACACGGCTTAAAGTACTTATACTTCGCAGCACCTTTCAATAAATCGTAACTTAATTTTAATCTAGTTGTCTCATCAAACTTCTGGTTATTTGCAATAGCTGATAACCTATCTAAAAATATAGCTCTTTGTTTAAGAGGTAGATAGTGTAAATTCAACCCATAGAAACCACCAGGTGCCTTCTTAACCATAATCGTTAATGGGAACCTATCATAATAAGGTAATGTCTTTCTATGCTTAGGATCATATGCATACATAAACATATCACCAATTCTAGGTCGCTGTTTCTTAACTAAACGATCATCTTTAAGCATTTGATGCATATTGATTTTAGTCATATTCTTCAGTCTACCTCTAAACCAGTCTGATGCCTCTTTGGATCTCTTTTGAAAACCCTTCCTGAATGCTTCACTCTCTAATTTATCGAATAGACTTGCCATATACTTATTTATACTGTTTTTTCTTAATACGTTTAAAAGACTTCCAAGTCTTCTTCCCAGGCTTGGGTTTAGCTAATGTTTTAATACCGAATCCTTCTAATGTATTTTCTGTCCAGATTTCAAACTTCCAACCCCTATCATCGCAGTATCTTTTAGCATACTTCCACTTAGATGTATTCTTCATGTAAGCCAACGCCTCATTTAAGTTCTTTCTTTTAGGTGGTTTAGTTTGGGCTAATGGTTTTATCTCCACAAGAACCGTCTTACCATTGGTTGTCTTAATAGTAAGATCAATAAAGTATCTGTGGGGTTTGTTGTCTGTTGAACAGATATATGGTATAATAGTCTCTTCAGAATTCCACCACCGGACCCAAGATTGTTTCTCTATCCATCTAAATGTATTACGCTCCCATAAAGACCGGTAAGTTATCTTAGTAATATCACCCTTATACTTTTCGGGGTACCTAGGCTTCCATTTACCACTATATGTTTTTCTCATGTTATTATTTATGGAACCATTATAAATAAGTATTATACAATCAATAACTAGGTATTTAACATGGCTCTTTTTCAAAGTATATCAGATGGCGTTAGCAGTTTCATGGGTGATATCTCAGACGTCTGGAGTGGTGAGGGCTCCGGTGGTAAA